GCTAACCTTGCTGATAAGGTGAGCAGATATCACGAAAGACTTATGGCAGCAGAAAGAGATTTAGAAAGACATTTAAGCGATTCAGATAAACATCGCTGTGAAACTTGTGAGTGTGAGAACCGTTAAAGTTCTCCGCCTTCACTTTCAGTGCCAGGCATTTTAACGACACGGATGGTTATATCCTTGGCTTTAGTTGAAGCCCAAGGATTACCACAGTCGTTGCAGTTACCTGTAGCTTGTTCTTCCTCATCAACTTCAGCATTACAATTCTTACAATAAATTTTTACATACACTTCTGGTTTTAAGATAGGCACTTCTTTACCTGCAACCATTTCTGTTCCTATTTGTTCTGCATCTTGCACTTTTTTACCTATTGACACTATACTATCTCCATAAAGTTTATTGAAAATTTAAGGCCACTACCTTTTACCTTTACGGTATCACCTTGTTCTAAAACTTGTGTGGTAGTAAGATGTTTTACAGCGTTATTGTTTACACTTTCATCTAATATATGAGTTTCTACAGATGAACTACTGTCGTTAATAGATACCTCAGCTGTGACTGCACCGCCACTTTTATTAGAAACTGTCACATTTTTTAAGATAAACGTAGCAGGTTCTGTTGGTGGTGTTGTGCTTAAATTTGATGCTGGTACAGTAGCTATAACTACCAGTGATCCCGTACCTGTTGCACTTACTCTTTTAAAATTATCAGCCAAGGAAGAAAGTCCTTCTTGTAGAGTCTTCTTTTAAATCTTCTTGAAAACCAAAGTTTAATTGTTGTGTTATTTGTTCGAGGATACGAATCAATGTATCAAACTGTAGAGCTTCATATTCCTGTGTTGCTGTAGGTAATACAGTAGTATTTATTTTAGCCATTATCTGCCTCCATCTGGTTTAATATCTAATCTTAGTGTACCATAACGCCAGTCAGAACCCAATGTATTACTTGTTATTTTAACGTTTGTTTGTCTGCCTCTACCACGTAAATCAAAGAATTTAGTAGTATTGGTTACATCTCTACTTACAGTTGTTCCTGCGTCTGACGGATATGTTTTAAAACCCATTGTTAAATTAGCTGTTCCTACTTGATTTTTAAAGTCTGGTATACCTCTACTTACAGACAGTATTTGTTGTCCATCTTGTATGTCAAAATCACCAGAAGTAATAAATGCAGTCATAGCTGTTTGGTCATCATTAACACCTTCTTCGTGTTCATAAAATATAGAGGCACCCGCTGTTACGCCCTTTACTGTTGGTGTAGTAGGTGTGTCTGTAGTATTGTATTTTGTTGCATATGGTCTTTGATAAACACCATAATCTGTCCAAGTGGTTCTAGCTAGGTTTGATGTATACCAAGTTCTCTCAAGATAGTTGTATGTAACAGATCTGTTAATTTGATTAGATGTATTAGATGCATAAAACCAAGTAACTTCATTAAACTCTGAATTTACACCAGCAAACGTTTCTGGTTGTTGTGTGATTGAGAAGTCTTCAAATACATAATCTTGTACACTACACGGTATTTTTTTGACAGCACCATCATAAAGGTAGAAAGCATTCTGTGACATCCAATAAGCTATGCCGTTTACATCTACAGCTGAGTGCACACCTACAGCGCCGCAGTTTGCACCAATTTGTACAAGAGAGAAAGTAAAAGGTGCGCCTACAAACTGTAATGCGTTAAGCGAGGTATCTGTCCATACCAATACAGCATTACGTGATCTTACTGCTGACACAATCTTCGATCCATCTTGTATTCTAAATGATCCAGCAGTGTTGGTGGCTGTTGGTACGAAATCGTTTGTTGTTTCTTGTGAGGCAAATCGTAAAAATAAATCATCTTGCGTAGTAGAATTACCTATTACTGTTTCTGTACCAAACAAAAATACATGTCTGTCAGGCATTGATACCAAATTAAATCTTGAGTTTGTTGGTGTATTAGAGATTGCATTTGCTCTTACACCTGTTCCGTTGGACGTGTCCCATAAAAATGTTTTGCCTTTACTTACAGTAGCGATTAAATCTTCACCAAAGTTGTCAAATGACCAGTTACGTGCATCTAGTGTAACTGTTGAGGATGATCTTGGTGTATTCCAAGCATCAACGTTCCATGCATCTGTACCCCAACCATAACCATAAGCTGATTGATCTGTGCCTATTGATATTTGATACTTTGCATTCCCAGAGCCGCCACCGCCAGATGTTGATCCAGAGGCTGTGCCTGTATGTGTAACCTTATAACTGTTTGCATCTACCACTGTTGTAATTTCAAACTCTGCATTCATGTCTAAACCATCAATTGCAGAAAAAGAATCGAAGGTTACAAAATCACCTTGACCTGCACCATGACTCGTATGAGCTACAGTAACTGTTGTAGTCCCGTTTGTTGTAAATGGATTTGTTAAAGCTGCTTCTAATCTAAGAGGTGTTACATCATATGCTGTACCCTCAGAGTATACGTAAAATTTTCTATCTGTTCCGAGAGCCGTGTACCTTACACCATTAAGATCTGTCCAAGTATGTATACCTCTTACAACACCTATAAGTGTATCTGATATAAGTTTTTGCCAACCACCTACTTTTTGTGGCAAACCGTAGTGAAACCTTACATTGTCAGAATCAACCCAACGTCCCTCTGCGCCATATTCTGTATCTTGTTTATCTATACCAGGTGCTATGTTTAATTTTGTAAGTGGCATTATGTAGTCCTTAAAAATCTATATGTTATTTCGCCAGCACCTCCAGCACCTCCAGTAGAAGAACCAGGTTCAGTGCCACCGCCACCTCCGCCAGATCCTTGCGTTCCTGCAGTTCCGCTTGTGTTACCGTTAGGGCCACCAGATCCTCCTGATATGTTATTACCACCAGACCCATAAGAATCACCGCCGTCGCCACCACCAATTGTACAGTTATCGCCACCACAGTTGCCAGGATTTGCGCCTGCAGCTCCTGCTCCTGAATCGTTAAAACTTTGTGTCTGTCCACCAGTAAAACCAGATGATCCAGTGCTAGCTTGAGTTAAACCATCAGTGGTTGAAAAAGTAGCTAATCTTTTTGATGCATCAATAGTTAAAGTTCCTCCTGTGCTGGCGGTGTTACTACGTAGAGGACCTTGTACACCACCACCAGATACGGAAGCTGGTTGTCCACCTTGTAAAGTAAATAGAGCTCCTGACACACTTCCTGAAATAGATGTATTACCACCAGCTCCTGAATTTCCACTATATACACCTGTTCCTGCACTGCCTCCAGAACCAACATTAATTGTTAATTGTTCTCCACCTGTAACTCTCATAACAACATCTGATAAATACGCACCAGATGCACCACCTGGTCCAGCAGATTCACCGCCAGCTTTATCATAGTCTGCACCACGATATCCACCTGAACCACCACCAACAGCTCTTTGTATGTGTATAGCATTAGCTAAAGCTGGAACAGTTACAGAGCCAGTAGTGCTTGAGTAAGATGTAGCAGTGAATAAAGTAAATACTTCTCTCCAGTTACCACTATCTTTTACAAAAATATTTGTTACAGTTTTATTTGTAAATGATGTGCCATCACGAATAAAAAATTCGCTTACTTCTCTAAAAGAACCACCATCTTTAACATAAAACTGTGTCATGCATTAGGTTGTATATTTTAACCATATGTCGCCATCTGATCCACCAGTAGGATTACCAGTAGCAACAGTTCTAGCACCGACACCGTTTGTACCTAAATTTGCATTAACAAATCCTTGTACGTCTGCACCTATTTCTACACCAAGATTATCTCTTGATGTTGTCTTATTTGCGACATCATTTAAGTTTTGTGATGCTTGTAAAACCCCAGAGATATTAGCTCCAGTAATTTTATATCTTATTGATTCATATGTTGGCATATTATTTCTCCAATAGTTTCCAGCCAAATGTTGCTCCAGAGTAAACTAAAGCAAACCCTGCACCTTCTGTTGCTACAGTTAAGTCGGATGTTGCACCGTCTATTTTATGGCTATTTCTTGCAACAGTCAAATTGTGTGTGTCGAAGTTATTTGCAACATCGTTAAATCTTATCTCATCTCCTACAGCAGCTGTAGCAGGTAATGTTATTGTTACTGCACCACCTGAAGTATTTACAAATATTTTATCACCAGCAAAAGCTGTATATGCACCACTCTTTGTTAACC